CTTGCATCAAAGTCACTTATAGCTTCATCTAACTCTGCTTTAGCTAACAAATAAGTAGCAACCACAGCTCTAAACGCTGATCCTATAATAGCAGTAGAAACAGTTAAATCATCTAAAATACTATTTGTGGAGACATATGTTATTAATGCATCATAAGCAGTTATGTAATCAGTTGTAGTTACATCTCTTGCATCGGCAAGTCTTATAGCAACTATGTATTCAGCTACAATAGAATCATATTGTATTTTGAATACTTGCTTCTCAGAAGGAGCAATCCGATTATCACTAGAAATATCTGCAACCATATTATATACGCCAGTGCCATCAGGTATTTCTCTAATACTATTAGGCACTTCTTCTAGTGAGATTACATCCACATAAAACACACCCCCAGATGAATCCAATATCATAGCAACTTCATCAGTGCCAGTAGGCATGTTACTAGGGTTATCTGCGGTAGTACTTCCCTCTACAAAGGCACTCCCTGTCCCTGAGACAAAACCTATATATGTAGCATACGCATCTGTGAGTACTTCATCGTTTAAAGTAATTTTAGGATAGTTAGTTAATAAAGGATTCCCATCTTTATTGAGGAAGTTCTTCTCTTTGTAAGCAACTAAAGAGGCAGATAACGTATTTACGTTTCCAGTGTCCCTACGAGCCTTCACAGTGAGTTTCTTTAGTAAGTTGGGTACATAACTAGTCGGAGTGCCAAAGATGATTGTCTGCGCTCCTGTGAGCTTTAAAGCATACCCAGAAGAAGCAGTAACATCTTTCACTATTTCCATAGTAGAAGCACTATCCCCTGTTCCTATCATAGATAAGAAATCTATGTCTACTGTAGTGTTGTTTTCTGCTACGAAAGCTATTTTAGTATAATCTTTTAACGATAAGGATTGGCGTATTTCCCCCTCAGTTATTGTTAATGGGATTGCATTATTTAAAGCTACTGGTATTGACCCATCGCCTTGCAAATAATTATTATCTAAATTGTCATATTTCTTTATCATTTATACCTCTATCTCCGTTACTATATTATTATAATATGTAGTATCTACCTTTCCAATATTAATTGTAGTCAATCCAGTGGCGAAAGCCAAAGTAGCATCATCATAACCATAACTATCAGGGCCAAACCCGTAAGAATCAAACAAAGTATACCCATAACTATCTCCTGTTTCTGTGTAATAATAATTTGTACCATCAATAGATAATGTAACTGTAGTAGCCCAATCTATCGTGAATACATGAGCCCCTTCTGCAAGCACCTGTGTACCTGCATATTCGCCACCAGTAGCCTTTATATAAATATATATCCCACCAGCCATTAGTTGCAGATTGATATAATTATCAGCATCACCGTAGAGTTGTAACATTCCATAGAACACACCCTCATCTGGCATATTACTAATTTCTGTGGTTAATTCCAACCTAGTACTCGTAATAGCAAATGTATCATAATTAGCTGTGAATGTCCCACTAATATAAGGGGGTACAAATGCTGTTTCAGATAACATCCCATATTTAACTGAATCCATTGTTAAAGTTAAAGTTTCCCCTGTACTTACAAATACAAGTGGATTGCCATAACTAGCTACACCATATGAAGTTGTGATAGTACCCCTATAACATTGTATTACCACTGCCCCTGCTGATATAACTACATCTTGTGTTGTGGGATTATCAGGGCTAACAACAAGGTTGGTATATGTTTCGCCCATATAACCACTCATCCCATATCTACCAACTATGTGAGCAGTAGTCATATTTCCACTAGTAATAACTTCGCTTAAACCACTTGCATCTACTGTTACAGCAGCTAGGTATTCTTCACTTTCCCAATCCACTTCATCGTCTACTAGTAATTCAGCTCTTGTAGCTTCTCCACTAGTAACTTCATAAGCAGTAGTCTGCAATAGGTTATAAGGTAAGGCACTGCCCCCAATATGTTCCCATCTGTGTTGAGGATTAGGTTCATTAAATGTGTCTGTGTTCAATAAATCAAAAGCAGAAGAACCTCTCAATCTCCAATCTATTTGCTCGAAGGACGTACTCACTCTTTTGGAAATAGCACAATCATATATTAGTGAACCTACTAACCACAAATCTCCCTCAGTATAAGGAGGGACTGGTCTAGTTTGAAATATTCTCACATTACTACTGTTGTTTTGTACACTAATTATTTGAGATAGCGTGGCATCCACATCCCCATATGTAGATATATCTACTCTAGGAGTTTTTTCATTGGTAATAGTGAGTAGAGATTCCCACTCTGGTATTTGCCCCAAATCATACATAGTCTCATTATAAATTACTGCTGAAATTCTACCATTCCCATTCTCGTCATAAGTTATATCAGTAATAAGGCAATCAACTACTTCTGCTTCTGCAATACCAAAACTAAATAAATCACCTGCTAAAATTTCTCCCTCTGGTACAGACTCGTTCAATATAAGTGTGTTAGTTTCTCCGTTGTAAGTATCTATTTTATATCTGTTGATAGTAGTTCCTGTTCTTACTACAATGCCATAGTTCTTACCAAGTTCCATCGTACACACTTCATCAACCAATAAAGTAGAAATCAATCCCCCAACTATTGTAGTAGATTTTACTCTCCCTGTAGACAGCCCAAGTAAAGAAGCATCATGCTGAACTAGTATTCTATCGCCTCTGGTGGCTACAAGTGCATCCAAACTTACTGTAAATACGTATCCTCTATCTTGAAGAAGCCTAGAATTATACACATATTTACCTATAGCATATGCTTGAGCATAGTTGTCTATATATCCTAATGTTATAGGATCTGTTTTCTTTTCTATATCAGGAGGTATTTGAATTGTGTTTGTAGTATACACAGCTTCTTTATCAATAAAAGTAACCTCTATAGATTCGGGAATGTCTTCATAGCTTCTTGAAGCAGAAAAACTATCCGCTAACATATTTCTAGCAGTAAACATTTGCACAGGTGTACTTCTTGGTATATCATGTATTACTGTATACTTCCCATCTATTATAGCAAATTCTGCTCTAGCTACTCCTACTATATTTTTTAATTCCTCTTGTAAAGTTGTCTCCGTACTTAACAATCCATTACATGAGTAATTTACCCCCACACTGCCATCAGGATTCACATCGGGGTTTCCTTTATCACACCATTCATAAAAAGCAACTAACGCAGGGAAGTTAAAGTGTAATGCATCAAAGGGTATAGGGTATTGGTTTAACAAAGGATTAGTTACAGCATCAATATACATACTAGCAGGATTGTGACTTTCTCTTACTATCCACTTATCTTCTTCATTAGCAGACACAATAGTAGAATCATATTCTTTTACCCATCTAGTAACTACAGTTTGCAAATCAGTAATACTACCAGAAAGTTGCTCACTTGCTTTTATTTTAAGTGCCATAAGTACTAAGTTGCTAGCTACATCTGTGGCTACTGGATTTATATTGTTGCCGTCTGTATCTAGTTTGTATGTACGAACATTCAATAACGTCATATTATCAGAAATACCAGTACCAACATTATCAGTACTTGTCCTAGTAATTCTCATATCATACCTACCTATTACAGGAAAGTATATGTGAGCTTCTCTTCGATATGCTTCTCTAGTTTTACCCTTTGCAGTATTAGTCTCAGCGACAATCCACTCAGTGTCAGTAACTTCTTTATACTCTATTGTGTATTTAACTGAGGTTGCTTCCATTTTGTTGCTGTTAGTTATTTCTATTAAACCACTCATAAACCCGATATTTACAAATGCTTCTTTTACACTTGCAGGGGTGGTGTAAAATATAGGGGAATTATACATGCAAGATTGGTTTAATGAGGCTTGTGTTACTTGATGAGGGTAATTATTAGGCATAGTTCCATCATACCTAAATTCAATAAATAAGTCAGAATAAATTCCTGTATTTTCTAAAAAACTAAAGGTAATGCTTTCAGTACCACTCACTACAGCTTTGTCTAAAGTTATAGTGTCTGAGGTTGCCGTAACTACAGAGTATTCTCCATAATTTACAACGCCTTCAATTAATACCCTCATCCCAACAACTATATCAGTAAATTTACCCACGGCTGTAACTGTGCTTCCTGAAAATGTAGCCATAAATGTACTTCTAATTCTTTCTATAGCAACAGAACCTTTGATAATAAGTTGTTCCAAAATAGTAGGTTGGTAGCCTAATACATATAATTGATGTAGAAATATTTCTGCATCTGCACCTTCACCTGTTGTAGTGGTGAAATCATTTCCACCATATGAAGGGCTCATTTTTGTAGTGCCATATACTACAGGAACAATTGCATATTGCTCACCACTATTTCGCTTGCCTTCCATAGTGTGTGTAGGATCGATAGCTTGGGTAGAATCATAAAGACGGCCAGCACTTATTCCCCCAGAAACAGCGCCAATAACACCTCCAATAATTCCCCCTATTAGAGCTCCAGGAGGCCCAAAAATAGCCCCAATACCAGCGCCTGCCCCAGCGCCTCCTAGTAAACCAACCCCTATACCTTTAAAGATAGTTCCTATACGCCCTTCTCCTGCTGGAAATGCCCTAATAATAAGTGTATCATTTTCAAATGGAATTATATCATAATCGGTAATAGAAATATCATTAAGAATAACAATACAGTTTTCAACAGGAAGCCCGATATCTTGTAAGTCAAATAACTCCTTAATGGAGTATTGTTGGGCTGTATATTCTTTTATTTCATATTCTACCTTAAAGGGATTGGGCTGTATAATAACTTTTACTGACACTGTAATACTCCATTTTTGAAAATCTTTGTAGCTTAGGAGAATTTATGTGTTCAAACACACTATCTCGCTGCTCTGATGTGTGGAGCACACCGCCTTGCGTGTATACCCCTACATGCACTGGACGACTTCTTCTATAAAAAAGTACTATAGCTAATTCCGTAGGTTCGTCAAGTTTAGTACCCAATAACAAGGCTCTATCCACTGTAATCTCTTCTTTGCTAGTTTCTAGTGTATAGGAAAAGTCGTATTTAGGCAAGGTATAGCCCTTGGACTTCATATATAAATATACAAGTCCATAACAGTCACAACCATCATAATTTCTTCCATGTAGTTTATAGGGGATTCCTATGAAGCGTATGTCCATGCTATTCTCCATTCTAAGGGGGCTGAGAAGCCCACTAGAGCATTAGTTAGAACACTCCAGGGAATCTACTCGGTGTCTTAATAAGATACGGGTAGCGATACTGTAGGTATTCTAAATAAGTTAATTCCCCAGCTACAGTCGCTCTTGTTACCACTACATTTTTAAGGATATAGTCCCTTGATATTTCTATCCCCGCATCTGAACCAGAGTCAACCGCACTCACATCTAATAAATGTTCAGTCATATGAATTTTAGTATTTTGAGGGACACTCAAAGCAAACGCAGATATTCTTCTGTCCACATTATCAATAGTAATACTAGCCCCTCTAGAACCTTCACTATCTTGGGGAATGATAAATGAAAAAGCTAAGGGTAAATAAGTTTTAGTATTACTTATAATAGCTTGGTGATTGTTTACCATATAAAAAGTTTCGTCAGTCCCATCAACAGTATACTTTAGTTCTATTAAAGTTAAATATAAATTTTCTATAGATTGTTTTTGTATGTCTTGCTTTACTTCATTACTTATTGTTCTCACGGTAATATCTCCACACTAAAGGATACCATAAAGTTATCATATCCTGCATTAGATATACTAGGTAGTGATGTAAATCTCATATCAGCACTAGTATATCTACGGGGGTGAATCCATTCAAAGGAGACTACCCCATTTTTACATTCAGTATAATAAAAAGTATCTAAAATATCAACTTGGGTAGATGTGAGATTCATAGCTATGTTGTACCCATAAGGGGTTGCTGTGAATATACTTCTATTTACACTTGGGCCAGAGTCCATTTTTGTGACTAACTTTCCATCTACTCTCTGTTCGTTATACCCATCTTGGTTTACAAATTGTGGTAATCCACTTGGCCATGTTATCACTATCTTCCCCTTCTTGTGCTACCATATACTTTCTGCATTGGTCTATCATATTCACCCGAAGCCATCCCTTGCTTGACTGTTTCATGTATCAAGAAATTTAGTGTCTTAGTGCCATCTGAGTTTTCTTTTACTTCTTTTGTTACTTTGGCAGAAGTGTTATTTACTACATTTACATATACATTTCCTCCCCCACCACCAGCTATTCCTAATTTACCTGAACTTCCTCTAGTTAATGGCATTACAGCTTCTGTGCCAGCTTCCCCTATCACGCTTACACCGTATCCTGAACTTCTCATCATAGCTGAATCAGCTAGATACCCTTTGTTAAAAGTATCCCCACTAGCAGAATAAGAAATCTCTGATGGAGTAGTAGAAGATTCTACTTTACTTTCGGCACTAGTAAGCCCCCCTAAGAATGAAACCAAACCAGAACCAGCAATGAGTCCTACACCAATCCACTTGGTTGTGGAATCCTCGCTACTCAGCAGGGATAATCCAGCTTGCAACATTAGTTGTGGCATGGCTTTCATTATAGCATCACTTACTGTTTGCAAAGCACTGCCCCACGCATCGATACCAGAAGCACCTTCGCCTATGCTAGTACCTAATTGTTCAAAAGCAGGGAGAATAGAACCTTCTAATACCTTCTGAAAACTTTCTGCCAGGCCCATCAAAGTATCCTTAAGCTTTACTTCTTCATCCTCTATTTCAGGGAGTAACCCTTTTAATATACGCATAAGTTCAATTAGCTTTATTAACTCAGGCTTAGATTTCTTGATACTCTCTGGTAAAGCAGCAAAAGCATCAAAAATAGTATCTAAATCTATAAAATCATCTATCTCTCCTAAAGCGTCCATATCAAACATGCCCGCAAAGTCAATCATAGAAGTACCACTATTTTCGGTAAGTTTACGCATTTTCTCTTGTATCTTACTATACATGCCCTCTATCTCTAAATTTTCAATATACTCATCGAAAGACTTAGGACTGCCAATCAAGGCTTCTATAAGTGAAGTTTGATCTTCGGGTACACCAAGGGAGTTATCGATAAATTCTTTAAGTTGTTTGTATCCAACATAAAACTCTATCCAAGCCTTTGCGCTTCCTTTGCTCATTCCATCTAATGCGCTGGTAATGTCTCCCGTCTTTGCTTCCACTTCCGCTAAGTACTGCAACTGATGCGCTGTACTGTCTGGGTTAAACTTTGTTTTTTCAATGAAGGCATTAAAAGTCTTTTCAAAGTCCTTTTTCATATTTCCTATCTTTATGGAGTCAAAATAAGTGGTTAAACTATCCTTGTCCCCTAGCAGAGCTTCTATAAGACTTTTATTGTCCCCAGCATCCTCTGTTAACTTTTTAATTTTGTCAGAGAAACTTACTACCAAAGCATAAGCATCTTGTGTAGCTTTATCTGCTTCGCCTATGAACCCTTCTAATGTTCCAGCTTTCATATGACCAAAAATAACATCTATCAAAGACTCATCGCCCGTTACTAGTGTGCCGAGGTCTGCGCTTTCCGCTAATTTGATGGCTAAATCACTAATAGCAACTTTTATTTGTCTTTCCAACTTATCTATTTCAGTGGTAGCTAAATCACCCTCAAAAAAAGTAGTAAATAAAGAGATTCTATCTTTATGTGCTAACTGCACAGCTAACCTCTCGCCTATTTCAGTAGAAGCATCTACCAATACTTGCACAACATCAGGTATTTTCCCTGTAAGCAACATATCTTCTATATCTGCAAATGAGTAGTCCAAACCAGCCATTTCTGTGCTAATTAAATCTAATTGAGCCTCTAATGTTTTTATTACATCTTTGTCATCGGAGATACCAAGTAGTTGCAAAATAGCCCCTTCATATCCAGTTTCGTCTTTTATTTCAAATACTCTATTCTGCATTAAACCAATTAAATCTGTATCAAAATTATCTAAACTAGTTTCATAAACCTCCAATGCGGTAGAGGCCTTTTTATCAAGAGATGCCTGTGAACCTTCAAAAGTATTAAAGTTTATCTCATTTTTAATAAGTTTATCCTCTACTTCCTCTCTCTCCTGTTCAATATCTTCCTTGAAATTACTGTATAACATCTTTACTTTATTTCTATTTTCTTGAAGCTTGTTGATTATAGTACTAGTAGTAGCAAGTTCATTATCGCCCATTGAACTCATTGAGGCAGAATTAACTCCTTCTAAAAAAGTTTCCAAAGGTGAGGCAACACTTAGCCCGCTGTCAATTCGTAATTCACGCTCACTAGTCAATTTGCTAGCAGTTTCCAACAATAAATTTCTCCAATTTTCTTCACTTTGTGCCATAAATTCTTCTTTGTTAGGAACTTTAAGCCCCCCACTAAATAATACAGAAAAATTTTTATCAAATCCAGCTTCTATTAGTGCGCCTATTTCTTTTGAATCGCCTTTTAGGTCGCCTCCAATTAATTCAATAACTCTTTTTTTGTACACTTCGTTAATATCAGCTAGTTCCTTGAAAGCCTTATTTAATGCATCATAATCTGCCTCAGAAGATTTGCCAAATCCTATGCCCTTTAAAATTGGTTTTATAGTGTCATTTATCCTAGAGAAAGTATTTGTTCTACCGTCATCTATCATAGACCTATATTGCTTTGAAGCCACAGAAAAGGCATCAGAAGCCTTAAAACCAGCCCTCAATTCAGCTAATAATTCTTCTGCTTGTAAAACTCTCCCAATCGCTTCTGCTTGTAAACCATAGGCTTTTGCTGTTTCAAACAATCCCTTGTTCATTAAGGGCATATTAGTTTGACTATAGTCTTGTGCATCATTCATTCTTTCAGTGTACTCAGCTAATTTCTTAGCTTTATCCCCTGCTTCATCTAATTGTCCTTTCAACTTTTTATATGCAACATAAATAGCTGTTGCAGCAGCAGCTACAGCTATAAAAATAGCTAGTACAGGATTAAATGCAGTCTGTGCTAATTTCAAAGCAATGTAAGCAGAAGTAACTACTTTAATTCCCCCAGCTAATATTGTTAAAGCAGGCCCTACAGCGGCCAACCCAACAACTAATTTAGCTATGGATTCTCGTGTTCCCTCAGAAAGTAATCTAAATCCTTGTGACCAATCAATAAATCCTTCTAACATAGATTTTAAATCATCAGTAAATACTTCAAATACAGAAGCTAAATTAAGTTTCAAGTTGTCTAATGCAGTACTAAATCTACCTTCTAATGTCCTAGAAGTTCTCAGTGTCATATCATGGAATCTACCACCAGAAGCAGTTAATGTTACAACAGCCTGATTAACTTGTTCAAAAGATATTTTATTTTGTCTAACCATCTCAAACAAATCCTCACCAGTACCACCAATGTTCTTCCGCAATTCTTGAAATATAGGTACACCAGCCATGATAAATCTATTTAACTCTCTCATGTGGGCTGTACCCCTAGAACGTACTTTACCAAAACTAGAGGCAATCCTTTCTAATTTCTCAGAATCACCCATTGCAATATCACCCAACATTCTTAATTCATTCATTACAGCCTCTAATGGGCTACCGAAAGCCAAAAGAATCTGCACAGTTTTATCTAAATCAGGTAATTGGAAAGGAGTTACAGCACTAAACTCGACAATTTGTTTATATAATTTAGCTCCCTTTTCCATACTACCAGTAAGAATACTAAACCTAACTATTTGGCTTTCAATTCCAGCAGCCATTTTCACACCAGCCGCAACAGCCGCCATCATAGCAGGAGTCAACGTTCTAGTTAATACTCTACCAGCAGTACGCATACCCCCCGTTAACGTATTCATAGTTGTTTTTAATCGCATCATAGAGTCTCTCTGCATTTTCTGAATAACAAGAGAAGCAGAAGTTTGCATTGCTAACTTTTCTTCCTCCATTGCTTTCCGTTTAGTAACAAGTATATTTTTCTCTGATACATCAGTTGTTTTCTTAATTGCTACATTAAGCCTATCAATAGCTTCTTGCTGTGATTTAACTATTACAGTGCTATCACGCATTACAGCCTTGCTAGCTTTATTGGCAGAGGTTACATGGGCTATAAGCCCTTTGTGTTTTATTATAGTAGAGTTCGCTTGTTTAATTGCTGCGTTGAGTCTGTCGGTGTTAGATACAAATTGTACCTCTTCACCCTTTAGCTCTGAAAGCTCTTGTTTAAGTTTTTTGATTGTAGCTTCATATTGCAACTGAGTTTTGTTAAGTCTTTCTAATGAACGTAATCTACCTTCGATTCCTTTTAGAGATTCCTTAACTACTTTATTTTCTGCCTTCATAGTTTTAAGTTGTTCTTTTTGAACTTTATTGCTTTCTTTAATGGCATCTTTTAGTTTATTCTCGGCTACTTTTCTATTGGCAGTTTCTGTAGATATTTTCTTAATCATCTTTTCGTTAGTAGAAGATTGACTTCTAGTTAATTTATTATTCTCTTTAGTTATAGCCTGTAATGATTTTTCTAATTTTTTATTCTCAAGTATTTGAGATTGAGTACTTCGTTTTTGAGTAGCTCTAAGCCCCTCAATAACTGCCTGTTGTTTTGCTAGTTTATTTGTTAATTTATCAACAGCTGCCATACCACTATTTTTAGCTAATTTAGTTATAGCTTTGTCTAACTTGTCCATTGAAGTATTTATTTTAGTGAGGGCATTGGTGGCACTTGCAAACCCTTTGGCACTTATCTCTAATATAACTGTGCTTTTCTCATCCATCTATTTTCCCCCACTATTGGAACGTCTATGATATTCCATTCGTTCGCCTACATACGAATCAATTATGAACATTTCGTGTAACTCAAATCTCCCTATTTCTACTCCTGTCATTTGTGTATATGCATATGCTTCACTGACTCTAAAAATACCCTCCGTACGTATAAGCCAATACTGTCTCCATATATTGACACAATACACAGGAGGGATAGCACGATCAAACATACTATCCCTTTCACCCGATGTTTTCTCGTGCTGTATTAGGTGGTCAGCCAAAGTGCTACCATCTTTTCGAGGATAGCTTAAGTCAACCTTAGCAAAGACAGCTTCTTTTAAAGACTGTCTGATACCGCTAAAAAATTTGCACGTTCCGTTACAAACTCACTAATTTGGTCTTTAAATTGTGGACTCTCCACAAAAAACTTACGCAAGGCTACTTTGTCTTGGTTTTTAACCAAATCCTCATTATATTGAAACTCATCCCAAGACTTAACACAAGCAGTAATAAAGTCAAGCAGATACTCATCTTTTTTCCACTCTTTCATATGTTTTACAGCCACAAGTTCCGAATATTTTCTACGGGCAAGGGTAACTATTTCAGAATCCATCCCATAAACCACAAATTTTGGTTCTTCGATTTCGAGCCCTGTTCTAATATCAGTTAAATAAAATTCAACCCCTGTTTCCGATAATTCTTTTACTGAATACTTCCCTAAGTTTACCATGTTTTTCTCCTATAATTTCTGCCTGCTATGGTTAAGCCATAACAGGATAACGTGTGATACTAATGTTTGTCAATTCTGTCTGGTCGTCTAGTGCTTGGTAATTCATTGTGTTGATAATTGCAGCATCGCTAGATACTGGTGTGTCAGCAGATGAATATTTAATTCTAGGTAAGCTAATAACATAAGCATTACCTAACTGATCAGTTAATTTCAATTCGATAGCTGATTCTGTTTCATTTACAAACTTATCATACATTGTACTGTTTGCAAAATAGAGTGTTACACTTCCTGTTGCATTAGATTTCCCACTAGTCATTTGTGGACAAGTGTTTGCCATTAATACAAAGTTTCTTTCAAATCCATTGTCTAATGAAATTGACAAACTAGCTGTCTCAGCAGTAGCTGTCCCACCTTCCTTAATGTAGCCTGTAAAAGCATCAAAAGGAGGATTAGCAACAACGCCAGCAACATCATTATGATATTTAACAGTTCCATTCTCAGCATCTTTAAATAACATACCGAATGAACCTGTAATCATTGCATTAGGTGAAACATCTAATGCAAATGAATTTATCAGCCCACCTGTATATAATTGGTATTCGGGAACATCAGTGTCAGTAAATACTTTCTCAACTTGGAAAGAAGTAACTGTACTGCCTTTTATAATTTTTGCAGTAGTAGTATTAAATACACCTGCCTCTGCTACCGAAGCATCAGCTAAACCAGTTGCATTAGCAAAAGTAATCACTAAAGCGGCAACAGCTGTAACTTCTGCTGTAATATTGTCTGCTGTGGTTGTAAGCCCTGTAATGGTGATTATATCCCCCACTTTAACTCCGTCAGTTACCCAACTTCCTGTGGCTCTTGTAAATGTTTTATCTAATGCAACCACTGTTACTGCCACAGATAAATCAACATAAGGAGCAACCCATGCAGAAGCACCTAAAGCCGCTTTCAAAAAATCATCAAAAGCTCCATAGCTAAATTCGTAGGAAATATCACCTGCTGGCTGTTTATTCCCAAGTCTCATGTCATGAATACCTCTATCACCCCTACGTTCATTAGAAACAAAACTGTCCCTAGATAAATTCAATGAGTCCTCAGTATTACGAACCTCTGTCATGTCAAGAACTTCTGGCCCAACACCATATGCAGTTTCCTCAACATAATATAAATCTCTTTGTGCACCTGAACTAAATGCCATATATAACCTCCAAATTATCTGCTTGTATAAGCATACCATCTAACGTTAATCGGCACTATGTACCAATTATCTTGAAAATCCTGCGTTGATTCCCACACTGTCTTACATTGTACTGATATTTCACCATTTGTCAATGTAGTCCCAGGAAGAAACAACTCTTTAATCTCTTTCAGGATAGGATTTACCCCACCTCTGCCTGTATTCATTTGTGTGTATACGTCTATCTCAAACACACCATCAAACCTAAACTGACCTATTGTCCCTAAACTTGCTTGGGATGGCTCTGCCGCAAATATCATTACTTGAAGAAAAGTTTCTCCCGATGGAACATAGGAAGTGTTAATAAAATTTATATGGTCAGTAGAAATAGATGTTATTGTGGCTAATTGAGTTTCCATAATAGAAATAACATCACTAATTGCTTCACTATATGCCATTTTGTACCCCATTCATTTTTTGTTTGAATATATCAGCTACTTCAATAGCCACTATCTTTACCATACCACCTGTAGCTTTTAACGACCATCCACCACTAGTTAATTCAAAAGGTGTGGGCTGTATATAATATGGTCTAATAATATAATCATACACATGCCCTATATACGTACCACCCTCAATCATCTCTGCATGATATACTGTATTCTCTATCTTGTATCTCATTACAGGCATCGAACCCTGCACATGGGAGCGTAGAGCTTGTCTAAAACTTTCAGATAACTCAAAGGCTTTTTGCCTTGACCAACTCACCGTAGTATTCTCAGTCATATTTGCGTAGTCTATTAACTTTAACTCCGTATCTTCTCCCACATACACTTTCCAACCACTAATTAAAGTCCCCTTTTTAATAGGAGTGTTGGCAACAACACGAGTGAATGCTTCAATTACTGTTTCTTCAAGGGCTCTTGAAGTTTCTTTTAACAACCCCTCACCAATTTTATGTTTAGAAGAGCTTGTTTGCCCCTTATGATCTACTCGCTCATACTTGGCAGTAATCATTATGCTCATCGTCTCACTACCAACTTATACAACAGCGATACAGTGGAAGGTTTTACTTCATTTACTTTTACCACAGTGTGCTCAGTGCCATCTATGGAAACTGTGCTCCCAATAGCAGGCTTAGGTATTCCTGATACAAGAAAAATTGAATCATTTTCCTGAACATATCCCTTTGCTTTAAAATAATCACTTATTGTGGTTTGCAAACAAACCCCTTTATGTGTTACCATAGTAGGCTCGTTCACTTCATTCCCACTCAAATACCATGTGTATGAACTTGTACTAGGATTATATGTTTTTGTATACCCAGTAGGTTTAGTAGTATATGTAATTACTAAATCACTGTAATTTCCAATGAGGTTGCTTACTGTTTCTGCTAGTTGTGTATAATCCATATATTACCCCTGTATAATTCGTATATTAGCACTTGAATTTCTATTTTGTGTTATTAGGTTAGATGCCTTCAATAGATTATCTATATCAGTGTATCTGGTATAACGGGAACTACCCTCAGCATATGTAATATCAATGGTATCCACTTTTTCTCTTATGATACCACCTCTAGAAACATCAGGACTTAAATTTATTCCACCTAACATCCTAACAGCAGCTAAACAAGCAGCTTGCTTAATGACAGTGGGTATGCCAGATATAAGAGCCCCATCAATATCATATACTAAGCTTCTAGGAAACTGCAATGCTTGTGTAGAAAGTAATTTTCTTCCCTTAAATACATAAGTGGTATCAAGATACATAGAAGCTCTATTGAGACTTCTTTCAAGGTCAGCCTCAGTAACATTAGTCCACGTAGTATATTGTGCACTAGTAAAATAAGAATCGGCATATGCAGAAGCAAACGCTAAATCTACATATGAAGTACTGGTTGCTAATCCTGTTCCATCGGCTACAACAAATGCCATAGTTTACTCCCCTGCTAATAATAGTACAGTGTATGTTCCGTCTGTTCTATCACTTACTTTTGCTCTAATATGTTTATGTAACCCTGTAATAATCTTTTCGGTAACTTCATTGGCAGTTACTGCTACAGTTTCAAGTACTACATAGTTAGTCCCATCTAATGACGATTCTAAGGCTACTGTAGCCCCTGTAAAGACATCTTCTGCAATAATATGAATAGTTACATAAGTAAATAATTGTACGTCCTTGTCAACGCCTACGGTATTTGCGACTACTTCATCTAATAACGTATATTCTAAATTTTTCATTTTAATAATCCTTTCCTGTCTAACAATTTATAAGTTAGTTCAACAGCTTTCTCTTTAGTAACTTTAAGAAAAGTGGTATCCCCAAGTGCGTCATATTCTTTCAGTATGCTCCTGAGTTTAGCTATTCCCATTGTCTTTATTTCTTTGTTAATTTTATGTTCGCCTAACAAATAGAAATTTCCAAGTTCCTCTTCCCCTTGTTCCTCTGCTTCTTTAACAGAGACTATTTTAACTGGTATATTAACTGTATCAGCTAAAGCATTGTACTTTCTGTAAAGTTCATCATACTTTTCTTCCAGCGCTACCCTTGCAAAATGTTCATTCTCATACCTATCTTGCCATTTAATCTCCGTACCACTTTCTTTATATGCTTCAAGAATATTTTTATTCTCTTTAGATGTATAACCTGCTTTCTTTAGTTGTTCAATGATATAAGCATCCTCGGTTACTAGCACGCCTCTTTCATCAAAAGCACATAAAACGCTACCTTTTTTTGAATCCCACACTCTTCCTCTTCCGTTAAATACCATAATTTTTTCTCCTTATTAATAGCAAAGGTGATGCCTTGCACCACCTTCACTTTATACTACTTTAATCATTTTTACAACACAGTGCATTAAATCAATACAATAGCGTATTCCCCGCTTGATGCCCCGACAACGACCTTGCCTACAACTAGTTTTTGTGCGTCCTCAGTAGCAGCGACATCTAAGTCAAGATTGACTGTAGAAGCAACTCCCCCCACCATAAGTGTATTAATTTTATAACTAAGCGCACTAAGAGCAACTTCTGTAGTCCCATTTAATGTAAGTACTAAATTGGTTTCATCAGCACCATCAGTAGCTTCATGCACAATAACAACATCAGTTGTTGAAGCACCATCTGCTACAAGTGTAGCTATTTTATTATAAGCATAACCATCAGTAATAGTTTCAATACCAGCAGACAATACTCCTGATGCTAAAGTTACAAGTGTGGCTGATGCTGATGCTTCTGATACAGTTATAATGCCAGAACAAACCGCATCAATAGTAATACCCGAAACAGTAGACCACAGTGCCGAAGCAGTGTCCACCTCAGTAGTACCATTAACAGCAAGCTCCTCAGTGATATAATCACCAGATGAATCAACCCCATACAAAGTAACCGTTTGGGAAGTATCAAGCGCACTATCCGAAACTATAGTAACAGTGTCAGTACTTGGTTGATTTGCGATAGTGAAATCTCCACCATCAACAGAAGCAATTTCAGTACTAATTAAATCAGAATCGATAAGCGCAATAGCTTTACCATTAGTGCCAGCTTTCACTTTTTGTCCAGCAACTAATGCTGTTCCAGCTTCTACATATACAAGCCCAGTTTCAATATCAAACATATCATCAATTGCCCGAACTCCATTTTGATTTGCCCCAATTACTCTAGCCGAATTAACTGATGCCTGTTGAATATTTCCTGTAGAAGCATTTCTTTCGACAAGACGATTGCTATTGATAATAGCATCGGCTTCTAATCTAGTAATGAATTTTGATGTAAGTGTTTCCCTAATTGCGGGATTTTTTACAGCATACTTTTTTAACATAATTTTCTCTCCTATAAATGTAGTGGGGGTTTTACGCCCCACATTTGTTCCATTTACCTAATTTACACTAATGTGCTTCTACGAAGCCCTGAAATTTTACCGTGCATTTTTTGGTGTGAATAGTCCACGCCCATATGCCCAAGGAATTGTCCTTTCATAGCTGCACCACTTTTTGCTAAATCTTCATAAAGCAATAAGCCCTGATTACCAAGGTCGGTAACAACAGAGTTGAATACAGGTCTGATTGCATCCATAGAAGCAAAGAGAATAGTATCCGTACCAGCACCAGTGACATTTACCATTGGTTCGTACACAACACCAACAGGCCCAAAGTCAGTTAAAATAACATCAATCTTAACTCCACCAATATCCCAAGCAGTAGGTTGATTACCAAAAATCTTACTTATATTTTGTTTCTGTGTTGCAGGAACAAATAAAAGTGGTGTGTTTTGGAAAGCCATGTTGTTAGTACCTTCTGCCATTGTTCGGAAAAGCTCTTGTAAAAGTGCTTCACTTAATTCTGCACTTGCGGCAGCAATAGCATTGGTTGTAGCCGCAGTAGAAACCCCACGGGAAAGAGATGAGACATCAGTACCAGTAGACATTTGGTATACCCCATTGATACAAGCATAGTTATAGTCTCTCGCAATTTTTTGTAAGATGTATGCTTTGCGTTCAGCGATTAAACCTTGAACTGCTCCACCCTCTGGTGCAATATAACCAACCCCACCATGAACAATACCAGTAGCTAAACGAGCATCAGTTGAAAGTTTCTTATAGGAAATATTCACTGCTTCTTGATAGATACCTACAGCATTTCTCTGTTGGTCATACACAGGAGAAGTAGCCCCGGGAGCAGTATAAGAATCTGTCTCGTCAATGTCTGGCTGTGCAGCCGCAGGGAAATCGTATTCATTTGTCATGACAAAATCAAAATCGTGTACAATTCTCATGTTAGCAGCATTAAGCCCACCCATGAGTGTGAGGAAAGGTGTCCCTGTTCCTTTACCTTGTACTGCGTTTGCTGTCCATAATTGCCCTTCATAATGTGGGCTATTCCAATAATTTGTAATTCCTGTAATTTGTGACATAAATGTCCTCCATTAAAAATCAAGCTGTTTTTATTTTTCAGCATGCATTTTTGCTAATTTTTCTGACAGGATTAGTCTATCTTTTAATGTAATTTTAGGATCATCCAATTGTGCAATCAATTTATCTTTTACACTTGGCCCAGCATTCGAGTTAGCCCCAGCACTACCACCACCACTATTATCCGCAGATAAAATGTATTTTTGGTGTTTTGCATCACTAGCCCACGCATCCCAATACTTACTTAAAGGAATAGAATCTTTCCCCTCTTCCTTGAAAACAACTGTAAAGTTATCCCCATCCGTTTCTGCAATTTCGGCTCTGCCTAAATTAGCTTGCAGGATTAATGACTTATCTTCTGGATTCACATTAATTCTGGCGAGTTCGTTTTCTACAGCTTCTTTTTTAAGTTTACTAAAATACTTACCTTTGTAAGTTCCAACAGCCGTAACTAACTTCTCTAATTCTGCTTCTAAAGGTTTTTTGTCCTCTAAAAACTTTGCTTCAAACTCTTTCTCTTTCTCTGCTATCTCAGAAGCATGTCTAGATTTAAGTTTATCAATATCAAAACCACCATCGTTTTCCTTAATAACTTCTTTCAAAGAAGTAAGTTCCTCAACAGCAGCATTATATTTTGTTACAATGTTCTGGTCAACTTTCCCCCACTTTTCTTCCATTGAAGTTTTGTAGGTAGCAAAATCTTCTACTGCTTTCAATTTCTCCTGTTTGATTGTATCTCTATTCTGTAAGATACCTTCGTTTGCTTTATAAAAATTCTCTGTAAATTCATCATAATCAAATGTTACTTTAGAATCTTCTGGTAATGCACCGTTAATGCTGTCTGCAAATCCCTTCATTTGTAGTAAAAACTTTTGCACACTTTTTACATCACTTAAATCATACTTCATAATTTAAACCTCCAAGGTTTTATTTCTTGCTTATATTAACACTTTTACCATAATGTGTCAATATAGCTATTCTTCTATTTGTTTAGTAGCATCAATTTGTAGTGGATTTGGCACTACAGCGTCTACTTCTGCTTTCTTTTTTATATCTTCGTCTGCTTCCTCTATAATCTTTGCATCTTTCTTATTAACATATATTGGTGAACTTTTAGAAACAACCATCTTTCTTCCTTTCTTAATCAAAGCTAGTTCCTCTTCTAACGATCTAGTTGCGGAGGCTAATTCCCCTCGTTGCATTGCCCAATAATATGTTTCATGACTAATATTACCAGCTTGCAATTCTTTACCCATAGCAATAAGTGTATTAGCATCCATGATAATTGGTGAAAAGTCTTTATTAATGTGTACAGTAATACTGTTGGTTTTAGCTCCCCTCCAATCTGCAATTATTTTTATTGCTGTTTCTGCAACTCCTTCAATAGTAGTGGCTACATCAGATAATATCCCTTGTTCCCCAGCCCTATGAATTAATGCTGCTTCACCTGATTCTGCTTTACCAGCAGTTGTCGCTAATATCTTAGTACCCAGCACTGCCATTAAATTCTCTTTAGAATCTAATGCTTCTTTTATAGCATCGAGGCCTCTACCTTCATATTCCAAATATTTTGCCGTACCCCCTGGAGCTATAATTATTCCCCTAGAACTACCAATAGCAATTTCTTGTGCTTCATCGGGCAAGCCACTAAATACAGCTGTGGGTGATGCTGTCCATGCGATAGCTTTTTCATAAAATGCTGTATCTCTATAGTGAGCTAAGTTGACATTTACTAAATCCTCTATAATAGATTTACTTAACGTCCACGTAACTCCTTGGGCTGTAACAGGTATAAAAGGAATTTGTGTTAGCTTTTCTCCATTCTTTCGGGGATACACAATCTTTTTAATTTCATTAGCCGACCCTCTATTCATTCCTTCGGTTATAGCAACTGGTTCAACTATTATTTGTCTATAGTACCCATACTCGTCTAACTCTAATACTCTATAAGTAGTTTTTGCTACTGGTGTAAAAGAATCAATACGCACATAATCAATTTCCCGCAATATTACAAGACTAGTTACTATCTTATTGTTTACTCTAGTTTCTTCCCAATTTATAATACTCTCCGCAGGGTACATTGTTGCATAAGGAGAAAAATTATATTTCTTCTCGTCTGCTTTAGTAAATGGGCTACCACTGTCTCTATATGGATAGTCAATAAAAATACCAACTCTATTAGTGGTAATTACTTCGGTTTCAACTTGCTCTAAAAACGTATTTATAGATTCCCCTTTAATAGTAAAATTACTTTTTAAATCTTCTATCTCTTTTGGCAAATCTACTATGGGTGATTTTCTGTTCAAGAGCCCTCTATAGGCTTCAACAGTCCGTCCTGTAGCATTAAACAACATTGCATACTCTACAAACTGTTTATAGTCTCTGTTGCCTTCCTCGTCATATGCGTGCCCACCAAGTCTAGCTAAATACTTTTCTCTTTTAGCAAGGGTTTTTAATTCGGTTTCCCCCATTAATATATCACGGGCTTTACTCCATAAAGGAGAATACTTATCGTATTCAGGGTGAGTGTACTCTATGCCATTTATATATTTTTTTCCCTTCATCTCTTTTATATAGTTTGTTATAGCCAAAACACGCTCCTTATGATAATACTGTTCGTATTTTTCGAGAGCGATGCACTTTATGCACTACTCTATATTTGATTTCATCGACAACGTGATCCTCTTGTTCTTTAGCTATTTCTTCAATCCTATTCTCATCTCTCATAATTATAGGCAAAGTTCTAGCTACATGCACATTCGTATTGAAAAAAAAGATACACTTCCTGTCCATATTAGGATAATTCAAAGAATTTTTCAAGTGAGTCCTCACCATCTCCCATCCTATTACATTAGAACCAGCTCCCTTTGATGCTTTTGTAAACACATCAAACAGTTTGTATGACTCTTTTCCATAGTAGCCAGCGTTAACTTCTTGTGCAATAGACATATATGAAGAATCATATTTTGGATTCTTATTCCATAACTGTGTATCGGCTGGCCCAGGATATACTTTGTGGATATTTTTAAATACAGGGTTGCTCTCTTCCATCTGCTTAACTCCGTGTCCTACTTCATATCCAGTGAGGCCACACCCTTCATTCTCTTCACCATTCCAACCATACCATTCTGCTATTCTAAATAAAATACCAGCAGGATATGTGTATTTACTACCATCTTTCAGGGTAACTTCTGTACCATCACTTTCTGCGTACCAACCAATAGAGAACGGAGCAGAAGAACCCCAATCGAGTGCTCTATCAACATACCAAGAAGAAGGTATTTCAAAAGGCTCAATCATGTGTACTTTTTCGTCCCACACATCATCAAACATCCCCCCTGCTATAGCATCCCAATCTCCTTCTAATAGCATTTTAGCTGTAGCAGCATTTCCAACACCCATAACTCTGCCTTCATACTCTTCTTTGTCAATAGAAGGATTATCGTCTAATGTAGCAGGAATAAATTGTCGCAACATACCCCCCATAGTCTTAGGCATCTTTACAATAGTAAGTGGGGGAGCTACTTTTACAAACTCTTTTCTTATTTTTGAATGAGATATACCTCCTGGGTTAGTGCCTAAAAGTATACGGGGAAAGAAATTCTCCCCCCATTTTTGTCTAAAAGCCAAAGGTGGTTGCCATGTTTTAGGTGTACGAACACGAGTACGGAGATATGTATATTTACTCCACGTAAAGTGTGTGGCCTCATCTATCATCAAAGCATCCATCTCAGCCCCTTGATACTTGTACTTATCTTTCTCATACAAACAGTGACAGAGGTGAATAATACTTCCTCCCATATAGCCCCCACGAGGCCCATTCTTAAACTGAATCTGATAGTCAGAGTTATTTATCTTTACAAATTTATCATCCACAGCATCACCCAGTAGTTCATGGAATGACCCTTTACCTGTCATATGATTATCTTCCAATTCTTTACGAGTTAAACGAAACAAATATATTTGTGCTCCTGGAGCTTCCATAGCCCATGTAATTGCAGCCACACGCATAAGAAAACTATTGTGTGTGGGAACTAATTCCTTACCTGCTAAGTATGTATGATTAGGGCTATCTACCTGAATACACTGCTTTGCTCTCGCTGGTATTCTGCGTATAGCCTTAATATAGTATCTACTATTTTTTTCTGTACGCTTCTTCTCAGGTAGTTTGTCTTGCTCTAATTTTATTCTAGAAAATTCTTTTGTGCCCTCAAATCTTACCCGTACTTCATACTCCCCTTTGTAGTTATTGAACTCAAACTCATTATGTGAACTTGTAATAGCACTACGTATCCCTAAAGAACGAACTAGTTCAACTATATCTTCGGCAAACTTCTGTGTTCTACAGTGGATACCTATTCTACTTTGTTTTAATTCAGGGCTACCTGATATATCTATAATCCCTTGAAGAACAGAAAGCCTTTGTTCTCTATCCCCATACTTATACATATCGGGAATTACTTTGTTATCTTCGGACAAACCTACTAAAGCTATGTGCTCATAGAAGTCCTTTGGGTTGGTATATTTCCCACCACAATAATCAGCTAATTGCCAAGTACTTCCCATAGCACTTGCTTGTTGTACCATGAGATCCTTTTTACGTTTTTTTAAAAACCCACCATTACAAAACATCCCTACTAAGTAGGGGTCAACTGGAAAATCTTTTGTTGGAAAATTTAAAAAAGGTGCTCCCTTAACTATAAACTTACTTCTATGAGTATCTGTAAACAACCCTTCTCTAAGTAACTGCTCTGTGGTCAATAAAGCATTACGCCTTCCTAACCGTCTTTCAACAAGCCACCCATGCCTGCCATCGCATACTAACGTAGTACCACGATTAAATTCTACCTCATAAGTTTTGGATTTTGTATTTATAGCACTTTTTGCTAGTACATTGCATAAATTACCATTTCCCCCAAATACTTTATCCCCTACTTCTAAAGTTTCCATTGTTTTCCAACAAGTATCAGTGAGTATTGGTGTGTGTATGTCTAATGCTTTTCCCCCACCTACAGCCCCACCATACAATATTTCATTCGCAGGGGAGGTAAGTGCAATTATTTGCTTGGGGTGAAGTTCAATATTTAGTGCCATATACTTTTATCCTTATTTCTTTGCTTCAATAACGTCCTGATAATCCTTGATTTCGTAAATCTGCTTTACTTCCCGTTGGTGCACATTGAGATTAACTATAAAGCTACTAGCTTCCCCATCAGCTTCTTTTGGTGAATAGGCTAATAACTCTTTTAGCGCTTGGGCTCTGTTAGCTAAGTCTACTTGCATCCATACGTTATCTTGATTTTTAGGGTGTACCATTCTTTTTATCCCTTCAACAACAACCGCATCAGCCCCAAGTTCCTTTTGATAATTTTTTACATCAAACCTTGGTTGTCCCTCTTCATCAATAAACTTAAAAGGATCGTAGAAAGCCCTGCGCCATAGTGTATCCATTATCTTAGCTTCTAACTTATCTGCTTTATCAGCCAGTACATATTTCATAAACTCTTTTATAGCTTCTTGAACTGCTTCGGAAGTAGCTACTTTCTGCGCATCTTTTACCTTGGCAGAGTTTGCCGCTAATTTAGAATTAAAGCCATTTAAACAATATTCTGCTACATAAGATTGGACAGATGGTTCAAGTACCTTAAAATACACAGAATCAGATAAGAGATTAGCTATTACATCTACATTTTTACTATTCATATACTTATACTCCCCT